CCAGATAGCTTCTGGCAAAAGCGCCGGAGGCATGCGTATCCTTGGGATGAAAAGACATTCCTTGATGCTCTTGAAAGCTACTACTTCGTTCCGCAGGCTGATCCAAATACCTCAAGCCAAACACAGCGGCTCATGAAGGTTTTGGCGTTGAAGCAACTTGTAGCTACAAATCCCGGATTGTACGATCCGATTGCGGTGGACACGGCAGCCCTCCAGGCATTGGGCTGGTCTAACCCGCAACAGTTCATGATCCCGGCTTCTGCTCAGGGCGCAACGCCGCCCGAGATGATTCAGGCGCAGGCCAAGATGGCCAACGATCAGATGAACTCGCAGGCTCGTATGCTGGATAGCCAGACCCGCGCCAAGGAAGCACAAGAGCGGCTCCAACTGGATCACATGCGTCTCCAAATGGAGATGAACCAGAATCAAGGGCCTGACCCTGAAAAGCAGGCCCAGATTCAAACGCAGCAAATGGAGATCCAGCAACGCAGCCAGGATTCCATGTTGGATGCGGTGAACCGCAAGCGTGATCGTGAAAGTCGCGAACGTCTTGCTGCAATCAAGCTGGCTGAAGATTTGATGAAAGATCCTAGCGGGTTGTCAACAGCCCAGCAAGTTTTGAATCCCCAGATGCTTTCCCGTCTTGAGGCTAACGAGCCTACCCTTGACGGCACCCAGACCGGAGAACTGTGATGGTTGATTACGTCCCGCTTACTCCGCAGCAAATTGCTCGGCGCATGAGGCTGCCGGAAGATGATCCAAGCTATGTTAACGACCCCAATAGGGCAATGCTTGCGCCTCTTATGATTTATGGAGGCGCTTTAGCTCCTGAAGTAGGTAGTGCAATGAAGGCCGGTGAGGCTGCCATTCCTGCTGCTAGAAGTGCAATTGGGGAAGTTCCCTCATATTTATCTTCGGCTCGTGATGCTATTATGCGCAGCCTTGGATACCAAACGCCTGCTGCTCGTCAAGCGGCTGCACGATTGGTGGAACCTAGTGCGGCTGAAGCTGCAACAACTGGATCATTGACTACCGGTCAAATGGCTGGTCGTACAGCGTTGGCTGGTACTCCGCTTCTTGCAGCAACAACATTGGCTCCATCTTCAGTTCCGGGTATGAGTTCTTCTAATGTAGCATTGCCTAGCAGCGCATACATGGATCAAAATACTCCGTCTGATTTGGAAGCGTATGCTGGCAATGCTAGATTGCCTACTAGCGTACTTGATAGATCAGATTCGGATGTCTATCCTCATGGAGCAGTTCATTTAGCAAAACAAATTGCAGCTCCAGCGCCAATGCCTACTGCTCGGCCTAGCAATGCCGATCTTCGTGCATACAATCCTCAAACTGGCCCGTCTTCTGGCGGGGGTCTTGCTAGCTTGTTTAACCAACCACTTTCTACTGCACAACTCAATCAACAATCAATTGATAATCCAGATGATCCTGGTGCATGGATGAGGGCAGAACGTCAGTATGCGGCAACGCACGATAAAGACCATCCCAATTTTGATTTGACCAAACTGGATCCTAGCACTGGCATGAACCGTGGCGGCACTGCCTCCGGTAAGTCTGGGAAGGTTCCTGATCCAGTTCACAAGGCTCTTGAGATCATCCACCATCTTCTCATGCGTCAATAAGAGGCTATCATGGCAAAGCGTAATGCTATTGTCGAAGCTCTGCGGATAGCCCGCAAGCGTTATGCTGATGGAGGAACACCTTCGCAGCTTCCGCCCATATTCCAGCAGTTAGAAAAAGATATTGCTGCGCAAAGAGCTAAACCTCTGCCTATTATTGAGCCTTTGCGGGTGCAAAAATTGCAACCTTCCGGTATTGCGGCACCTGCTGCTGCACCAGCGGTACCCAACACCACTATTAAAGACACTGCAACTCCTGTTATCCCCCCCCAAGGGGGAACTCCCGGAGATATTGGTGGAGATGGTGCGGGAGGTGGGTCTCCTGCTGGAGAAAGCACATCCGCTTCATCCCCTTCTACTGATACCGCGATGTCGTCCACATCGACTGCGCCTTCTAGTTCTCCATCTACTCCTTCTACATCACTAACTGCAAGCGAAAGCGCCGTTGGCTTGTCACCTGCGATGGCTGCGGCTATGGCTCAGGCACAAGCTGCTGCCGCCCCTCCTGCCACAGTTGAGGATGTGACAGTAGACCCGCAGGGAGTATCTATTGCTAATACTCCTGCTGGTCTTGCTGCATTGGAAGCGCAACAAAAAGACGAACAACAAGCGCAACAGACCTTTGATAAGGCGACGCCAGCAGAAGTGACAGCTCCGGCGGCCCCGGCGGCCCCGGCGGCCCCGGCAGCTCCGGCGGCCCCGGCGGCCCCAACAGCACCTGCCGCTACGCCTTCAGTGGCTCCCGCTAGTCCTGTTGGGTCAAACGCAATCACGGGTAGCGTTAACCCTTCCACGATTTCGGCTCTTGAGGCCCAAAACATTGAGGCTGCCAATACCGTAGGTGCTGTGGGCGCTGGTTTGGCGCAAGGTACCACTTGGGGAGTGCAGGCTCCACCTGCCGCTTCACTGCCTCCATTTGCGACGCCTGCGCAATTGGAAGACAATCCCGCCATCACTGGCCCAACCAGTAGCGGTCAATCTATTAGCAATGCTACTTATGGCGCGTTGGATGCTCAAAATACTGCTGCAAACAATATGTTGGATGCAGTAAATGCTGGGTTAACACAAAATCAAGTGGAGGATGCGCAAGCTGCTTCGGCTGCCGCTAATGCTATGGCGCAATCCCCCGCAGCGCCAGATAACACTGCGCCTGCCCCTGACAATAATGCACCTGCCCCTGACAATAATGCGCCTGCCCCTGACAATAATGCACCTGCCCCTGACAATAATGCACCTGCCCCTGATAATTCTGCGCCCGATAATTCTGCTCCAGATGGTGGCCCCGATGGTGGCCCCGATGGTGGACCTCCCGGGGGGCCTGATGGCGGCCCGGACGGGGGCCCTGATGGCTCGTCTTCGGATGGCTCGTCTTCGGACGGAAGCTCTGGAAGCGATGGCGGCGATGGCGGGAACGGCGGCGGGGATGGTGGCGGCGGTGGAGGGGGCGGTGGCGAAAAACGCGGGGGCTACATTTCTGGCAAACACCACCATGATAGTGAGATGGTAAAAAAAGCCTTGAAGATTACTGAACGCAAAAAAGGCGGGAAGGTATCTGCATACCATTTGAAACCCGATACCCAAGACAGGAAGCACTCCGGTTACAAAGACGATGGGGGCAAGCTTAAGTGGATGAGCCCCGATAAGTTTTTGGACAAAACGCAAAAGATGCAGATGGATGATGGGGATAAAAAAGCTATCAAGAAGTTTAAGAAGAAAATTAAAAAAGGCAAAGAATTGAACCCGCTTGCTATTTACCCAAGTGGTGGCCAAGATGGCAGGCATAGGGCGACAGCTGCTGCCAAGCTTGGAATCAAAAAAGTGCCGGTCATTACTTGGCCGGAAAAGTCTAGTGGTGGCTCTATTGTAGACCGCGCACTTGTGGTAACATCTAAAAAGGCCAAAAGCCAACGGGGACGCCCGTAATCCTGGTGCTAGGAGTTATTATGTCTGATATGGCGAAGGCCGCACGAGCGGCTATGAAGGACAAGGCTAAGCGCCTTACGAGTGACCGTCCCCTTGAAAAGGTGGAATCGTCTGATTTTACGCCACCTGCGATGCTTAACGCTGGCGCGAAAACCGGTATGCGCCCCGTATCACCCCGCCAGTATAAAAAGGGCGGAAAGGTTGACGGCGAACATGCCAAAATGAACATGGGCCGTAAGCCTCGCAAATCTGGTGGTAAGGCTGAGATGCCGCTGGTTGACCGCTACATCAACCGTGACAACAAGAAGGCCAATGAGTTCCGCGATGGTGAAAAGCACATTGGCGGGATGAAGAAGGGTGGCCGGGCTAAGAAGTACATGGGTGGTCCCATGGCTGGGGCGCAACAAATCCTTGCCAATAACCCTGCTGGTGTTGCTGGTAATTCACTGTATGGCGCTGGCCGAAGCGGCGTTACAAATGCAAAACTTGGCCCTGCCCGTGCAGTTGGTCTCAAGAAGGGCGGCGAAGCTAAGGGTCACCCGGATGTGGCTGAAGACAAGGCGCTGATCCGTAAGATGGTGAAGCCGTCTGCCCGTACCGGCAAAGATAATGGCGGGGCTATGGGTATGGATGATGGCAGTCGTCAGAGCCCTATGTCGTCAGCTAATCGTGCGGCTGCCAATGCTGCTGCTGCTGGCATGGGTCCGCGCGGTGCGGACCTTGCTGATCAGCAAAATGCAATGGGTGGGATGAAGAAGGGTGGACGCGCGGCCCGCAAGCAAGGTGGCGGTGTATTCTCCGGCCCCGGCTATCCCGGTAAGGTTCCTGGCGCGGTTCCCGGTGGCCGTACCGCCCGTGCTCATGGTGGAAAGACCAAGGGTAAGACCGACATCAACATCATGGTCAATCCCCATCACCCGGCTGATGCAGCTGGGATGGGTATGCCTCCTGCTGGCCCAATGGGCGGCCCGACGAAGCCCCCGGGCATGGGTGGCCCCGCTGGTGGGATGCCGATGCCTCCCGGTGGTATGCCTCCCGGCATGATGCCTCCTGGCATGGGTGGGCCTCCCGGCGGAATGCCTATGGCTGGTGGTCCTCCCGGTATGCCCCCGGGTATGCCTCCCATTCCTCCCGGCATGATGCCTAAGCCGCGAAAGTCTGGCGGACGTACATATAGTTCTTTTGAAGATATGGACGCTGGCGCGGGTGGCGCTAAGGCTAGGATTGAGAAGACCGAAATCGCTCGTAAGCATTCCGGGATTCAAAAGCAAAATTACTAATTCGCAACGGCTTGTACCTGTTGCGGATGGTAGGGTGGTAGTCTGACCCCCTTCAGGCTACCACCCTGGGATTACTAAGGGGACCGCAAAGGGGGCGGTTTATGGCTACTACATATCAAGCATACTATCAGTATGAGCTGAAGAAGCTTATCACCATCGAAATAGATCGAGTTAAAGAGCTTCTTGTGACTTCCTATCACATTGATGGATTTGATTTTTCAGCTTACCGGCATCATGTTGGTAAGATTGAAGGACTTCGCATGGCTTTAGAGTTGTGCGATGAGGCTGATGCCATAGTAAACGGTAAAGAAAGCTAAGGGGGTTATTATGCCATTCATGACTATGCAACACGAAGTAGATCCGGCTGATAGCATTAAAACTGAAATGGGAGATATTTCTTCTGTGGAAGTTTTTAATAATCAGCTGCTGGTGGCTGTTTATATTCGTCCTCAGAAGACAAAGAGCGGAATTATTCTTACCAGTCAGACGACTGACGAGGATAGGTTCCAGTCCAAGATTGGTCTTGTGGTCAAGAAGGGTCCGCAGGCGTTCAAGGATGCCTCTGGCGAGTGGTTCAGTGGCATTGAAATCAACGAAGGGGATTGGATTGTATTCCGCCCGTCTGATGGCTGGAGCATTACGGTCAACAATGTTCTTTGCCGCATGATTGAGGATGTGAACATCAAGGGTCGCGTCGATCAACCCGACCGTGTTTGGTAAGGAGAAAACTCATGTCAACTGAAGACGAAAAGATTGAGTTCAAGCTAGAGAACGAGCCCATTGTTCAGACTTTCAAGGAAGGGGAGCCTGTCATTGAAATTGTCGATGAGCCGGTAGTTGCGGGAGAAGCTACCCGCGACAAGGATGTCGATAAGGCACTGAAAAAGCTCACCAAAAAACTTGAAAAGGAGCGCAAGGCTCGATCTGAAGCGGAGTCTGTAGCCAGACAGGCATCTGAACATGCCCGAATAGCCCACAATGAAGCTAGCGACAGCAATCTTCATCTTGTGAGCGGGGCTATTGATTCGGTCAAGCGTGATCAGGAGATCTTGAAGGCCAATCTTCGGGATGCGATGGCCATTGGTGATTATGACCGGGCTGCCCAGCTTCAAGAGAATATGACTGCCAACATCACAAATCTGCGCCAGCTTGAGCGTGGATTTGAGGAAATGAGGCAGCAGCCTCGGTTGCCACCCGTGCCCCAGCACAATCCTAATGAACTATCTGTGGATGTTTTGTTGGATCGGGTGACGCCCAAGTCGGCTGAATGGCTGCGAAAGAACAAGGATCATCTTCCCGATCCGCGTTCTATCCGTGTTATGGCCCGTGCTCATGAAGATGCGCTTGATTATGGTATCGCGCCAGAATCAGACGCCTATTTCCAGTTTGTTGAAAACCGGCTGGGAATTAACTCATCCCGTAGATCAATTCCGGAAGTGGATAATGTGATGTCGAGTGCTTCGTCTGCCAAGAAAAATCGCTCTTCTCCTCCGTCTGCCCCGGTTTCGCGCCAACCGATTGATTCACCCAATCGTTCCGGTGTTATTCACCTTACTGCTGCGGAAGTAGAAGCTGCGAAGATTAGTGGCGTTACCCCGCAAGAGTATTATCGCAACAAAATGCGCGACTCTGGTCGCCCCAACTAAGGAGATTTAAATGTCTAACGTCGTTGAAAGCGCGGCAAAACGCCGCGGTCGTCCGCCCCGGGCAACTGAAACCATCATTGAGGCTTCTGCTAATCCAGTCACAGAAGTTGTTCATGTTAGCGAAGCGCCTGGCGTTGATCGTCCCAATCTTCGTCCGGTAATGCGTGAAGAAGATCCCCGGGCTGCTGCGGCCCGACGCGCTGCCGAAATTCGCAATCATTCTGCGGGTGTTGATGAAGGTGCTGATGAATTTCAGGCTCCTAAATCCCCGGATGGCTGGGAATATGAGTGGAAGCGTCGCCTTTTGGTTGGTCAGGAAGATCCGGCCTATCAGGTGCAGCTTGCCCGAATGGGTTGGGAGCCTGTTTCGACCGCTCGTCACCCTGAAATGATGCCGATGAATGGAAATCATCCCATTATTGAGCGTAAAGGCATGGTTTTGATGCAGCGTCCGGCAGTAATTTCGGATGAATCCCGTTCTGGTGAGCTTCGGAAGGCTAAAAACCAAGTTCGCATGAAAGAACAGCAACTTAGCGCGGCTCCCGATGGCACTTTGACCCGGGATCATGCCAGCGTTCGGCCTGTTATTTCCAAGGGATATGAACCAATTCCGGTTCCTAAAGATTAAAAATGCAAAAAAAGAGGGGCCGCAAATAAGTGGCCCCTTTACATTTATGTTTTATAGTGTAATTTCATGTAGAAACCTGAAAAGGTTATTCCTGTCCCCCGGCGTGGACAGCTCAACTTTCCCGGCTTCCGACTCTCCCCGGCGTGAGATGACGAGCCTCCTGAATAAGGAGATCCCGTCATGGCGAATACTTTGGCGCCTTTCGGTTTCCGTCAGTGGAGCGGCACTGGTTCCGCCCCCACTTATGAGCAGACCCCCGCGTTCATCGCGTATAACAACAGCACCCCGATTTTCTTTGGTGACCCCGTAATGCAGGCGACCGGCACCACTGGCGCGGGCACCGGTTACATCCAGCAGGCCATCGCTCCTCAGTCCCTGACGGTTTCGGGCATTGTGGTGACGAACGGCGTTGCGGTTGCCACCTTCTCGACCACGACTGCTCCTCCGGTTGGTTCGATCCTCGTGCTTACCGGCACCTCGTTTGCCACTGGCGGCGGCCTGAACGGCTCGTTCGTCATTACGGCTTCGACCACCACCACGGCGACCTTCCAAGTTACCGGCGCTTACAGCAGCACCCTTACCGGCCCTGCTACTGCCATCGTGTATGCCCCGGTTGCGGGTATCTTCGTTGGCTGCCAGTATCTCTCGGTCAGCCAAAAGCGCACTGTCTGGTCTAACTATTGGCCCGGCTCTGACGTTGCCTCGGGCAACACTGTCACTGCTTACGTGATCAATGATCCGAATGCGCAGTTTCAGGTGCAGTCCGCCAACGGCGGTCCCGTGACGTTTGCCTCTATCGGCAGCAACATCGGCTTCGGTGTTGGTGGCACGAACGGCAACACTTCTAACGGCATCTCCACGTACTACGCTGACTATGCCACCATCGGCACCAGCGCCGTGCTTCCCTTCCGCATCGTTAACCTTTCCGGCTATGCGCCGGTCGGCGTCAGTCCCTTTTCTGGCCAGAACGGTTACGACACCACAACCGCCTATAACTACTTGATTGTTGCGTTTAACAACGCGGCCACCAAGTCGTTGGCCACCATTTAAGGAGTAAGGACCAATGGCTGTTAATCTTTCAGCGATCAAGGATCTTCTCCTTCCTGGTCTTCGTGGTATCGAAGGCAAGTATGAGATGATCCCGTCTCAGTACGACAAGATCTTCACGAAGCATGATTCCAAAATGGCGCTTGAGCGCACTGCGGAAATGCGCTTCCTGGGTCTTGCCCAGCTGAAGACTGAGGGCGGTCAGACCGCTTTTGACAACTCCGCTGGTGAGCGGTTTGTCTACAATCAGGAGCACACTGAAATTGCTCTTGGTTACGCCATCACCCGCAAGGCGGTGGATGATAACCTCTACAAGAGCCAGTTCATGCCCTCGAACCTCGGCCTGATTGAGTCTTTCCATCAGACCAAGGAAATCTACGGCGCGAACGTCCTCAACACCGCCCAGACGTACAACTCTGCGGTTGGTGGCGACGGCGTGTCCCTGTGCTCTGCTTCCCATCCGATCGATGGTGGCACGATTGCGAACCAGCCTTCGACCCAGGTTGATCTGAACGAAGCTACGCTGCTGAATGCGATGATCGCGATCCGCACGAACTTCAAGGATCAGGCCGGTCTGAAGATCTTCGCCCGTGGCCGCAAGCTCATTGTTCCCCCGCAGCTTGAGCCGGTTGCTATCCGCCTGACGAAGACGGAACTGCGCCCCGGTACTGCGGACAACGATGTCAATGCGATCATGATGACCGCTGGCGGGTTGCCGGAAGGCTACATGGTCAACGACTTCTTGACCTCGGCGTATGCTTGGTTCTTGCTGACCAGCATCGACGGTCTGTCGTACATGGAGCGCGTGAAGTTCGAATCCGATATGCAAGTGGATTTTGTCACAGACAATCTGCTTGTTAAGGGCTACGAGCGTTACTCCTTCGGCTACTACAACTGGCGTTCGATCTTCGGTTCCTTCCCCACCTCGTAAGGAGTAGAAGATGGCTACTGTTATCAATGACATTCAGCCGGGTTTCTACCCGAACCCCAATGGTAGCCCGGTGGAAGCCGGGACTACCTTCACCGGCCCTATCTTTTCTGGCAATGTCATTGCCAGCGATGGAACGGGCAATCTTGCGGCTCTTGGTGGCTCTGCTGGCACTCAGAACATTGGTTATGTTCAGATGGCCCAGAGCGCCGTTGTAACGCAGGCTAATGGTGGAACGCGCATTACCATTCCGGCCCAGAGCCAAATCACCGACATTTATTTGATGGTGACGACGGCTTGGACCGGGGCGGCTGCAACTTTGAACATTGGTGCAACTGCTGGTACTGGCGCGTCTACCGCGTTCACTGCCGCCAATGCGGTTACTGCCAGTGCGCTTGGTCAGCTTACCATTTTGCCGGGCACTGGCGCTACGCAGATCGCTAACTGGGACAACGTAAGCAATGCTACGTTTCAGACTGGCGGCCCGCAAGATGTCCAGTTGCTGGTCACTTCCGCAAACACTGGTTCTGGTGTGGGCACCCTCACGGTGTTTTACATTCAGGGCATCAATCTAGCGTCCTAATGGAGGGATGTCATGAAGAGTAAGATGAAGCTTCAAACTTCTAAGAATCCCGACCATGAGCTTGGTGGTGACTTCTACGCTGGCGGCCAGTCTGAGGTCGCTAAGGAAGCCAAGAACAAGGCCGAGGGTTTCAAGCGCGGTGGTAAGACCAAGCATCATGCCATGCATGAAGAAGGTCATGAGATGCATAAGAAGCATGGCGGCAAGGCTAAGAAGCATGTCGGTCATGTTGAGGGTGAGCATGAAAAGCATCATGCTGGCCGCAAGCCCCGCAAGTCCGGTGGCGGTGTGTTCTCGTCTGCGCAGTCTGGTTCGCCCCG